ACCAGCACTGTAAGTTGTGTTAGTGAAAGATGTAATGTATCCTGCACCGTTAGTTATTTGGTTGTTGTTAGTGATGTAGTTAGCATTTGTTGCACCCGTATAGCCTAAGTTAGCTAATGTTAAATCACGAGTAGCTACTGTAGCATTTGCATCTGTTACGTGACCGTTAGTGTCTGTTGTGATGTTAAAATCTAAGTCAGATATAACTGTAGCACCTGTTAAAGCGCCTGTGTCTACAGAAGCGTCATCACCCGGATGTGTTGGGTGTGAGTAAGCGTCAGAAGCGTTAGCTAATTCAACCCAGTTACCACCATGAGCAAAGTAACCTTTACCTGTAGCGTGTACGTGAGCAAACATACCGTGATATGTTGTAGCACTTGGCAAGTCACCAGTTGTTGCATACATGTTAGCAAACAAACCTTTGTTACCACCACCATCAATATCACCAGTCATTGTTCCACCAGCTTTTGGTAACTTAGTACCTAGAGCAGTAGTTAATGTAGTGTTATAGTTTGCATCATCATTGATAGCCGCCGCTAGTTCGTTAAGGTCGTTTAATGTACCCGGAGCGCCACCGATAAGTGTTTCGATTTTGTCTGTAACGAAAGCTGTTGTAGCAATCTTAGTAGAGTCATCTGTTTCAGCTTGTGTTGTTGCTGTGTCTAAACGAGCCGCCGCTATTGTACCTGTTAGGTTAGCCGCTGGAAGTTCAATTCCAAGACCTTCAATGTCAGCTTTAGTTTGGTCTGCAGTAGCATTTGCTTCAATAGCGTTTAACTTGTCGTGAGCGTTGTCATCAAAAACATTAGTGTCTGATTCAGCTTCATATAGAGCTTTTATTTCTGCACCTGTTTGGTCAGCTGTAGCACTCGCTTCGATAGCATCTAATTTGTCTTTAAGAACTGTTGTAAAGTCGTTTGCTGTAGCCACATAGTTAGCATCTGATACTACATTAGCATCGTAAGCTAAAACATTAACACCAATGTCAGCGTCTTTAAGGATGGTAGTATCTGCTGGCTCATAGTCCGTTGAGTCAAATGCTTTAACGTCAGCTAAGTTAGTAACTTCAGAATCCATTAAGGCTCCTGCCGCAGTTACGTTAACGGTGTCTGTTACATCAGCTAAAGCTTCGATGCCGTCTAACTTAGTGTGGTCAGCTGTAGTAAAGTTTTCATCTGTCTTTACGTAAGTAGCGTCTGAAACGATATTCGCATCGTAAGATTGTACGTTAACACCTATGTCCGCATTTTTTAAGATTGTTGCGTCAGCTGTCTCATAATTACCTAAGTCACTGATTTGTGATTCAGTTATAGTTAGAGCCGCCTCGTGAGCAGTCACTTCTGCTTCAGTTACAGCATCACCCGCCGCCGCTTGAGCAACTAAAGCCGCCCAATCTGTTCCGTTAATTGTTGTTATGTTTTCGATATTACGTGAGTCATTTATAACTGTAGTACCTGTTACTTTAATTGCCATCGTCGAATTCCTTTTCTATTAGCATTAAATTGTTGCGTTTGTGTCTAAGCTTGCTACAGTCTTTAAGTCGCCTGTAGATGTTATTTCTATTACGGGTGTTCCACTAAAGTAGAAGTAGTAACTAGAAGCGGTATTCCCCGATATTGTTGCGTTACCTTCGAAATCTCCGGGAACTATCAAGTCACCATCTTCATCTACTGTAATCATGTTTGTTTGTCCATATTGGAAAAAGAAGTCAGTTGTCGAATGGTGATAAGACCATTCAGTATTCCCTTGAACCACTGAGTTAATAGGTGTGCTAGGTACAGTGCCACCTTGGTATAAATCACCACTTATGTTTATTCCACCATCTGAGCTAAAGGTCATAGCGGTAACAGCACCATACTTAAATAGTATAGAGCCGCTTGATTCTACTATTGACCATTCTGCAGTACCCGGTTCTCCAAGTGTCCAAGAGCCAAACGAAGTTATTTCGCTGTCTATTACATTAGGAGCCATTTCTACAACGGTTCCGTCTGTCTGTTTTGAGTATATCTTTCGGTCTAAAAGGTTAAGCGCGAGTTCCCCAACTTCTAAGTCAGTTGATAAAGGTATTTTCTCCGCTACCGAAGATTTCTTATGAATAATTTTAGTTGCCATTGGGCTTCTTTCCTATGTGTGAGGAGGAGGTGACTATAGAGCCACCCCCAAATCTATTGTACGGGCTTAGTATGAACCGCCGTCTAGAATTACGTTTTGTAACTCTTCGTCGTTTAAGTCCCATTTGTCGTCTGTTTCATTCCAAACGAAAGATACGTTAGCGTCTGTTCCACGTTCAACTTCAAATCCACCGTTTTGGGAAGCCGCACCAGTTTCATCTGAGTTTAACACGATGATAGAATCACCGATAGCTACTGTATTGGAATTAACTGTTGTTGTTGTACCGTTAACTGTTAAGTCACCAGCGATTACAACTGTACCAGTGTTATCACCAAGTCCTGCAGGGTCGATAGTGATTGTTGAGCCACCTTCGATTAAGTCTGTAGTTACTTTGTTGAATGTTACGTCTGATGTTGTTTCGACTTCTTGACCGATAGAAACTACACCGCCAGCTACAGCTACACCAGTACCCGCAGTAATGTGAGCTTGTACTTCAGCCGCACTTGGGCCTGTGTATGTATAAACACCGTTAGCGTAAGTTAAAGAACCGTCGCCACCAGCATCTACTACTGACATAATTGCTTCAACATCTGTCTCAAAGTTAGAGTTTACAAATGCTGTGCCGTTCCATGTCAGGTGGTCGCCAGAAGCGATTGATGTTAGTGTAACATCTTCTAGAGCGTCTACAGTTTGGTAGCCTGCCGCTTCGAAGTTAGAGCCATCGTATGCTTTAAGTTGGTTAGAACCCGTGTCATACCAGATGTCACCTTCAACAGGGTTAGCTGGTGCTACTGAGTCAACATATGCTCCAGTAATTTCAACAATGTTATTGCCGTTATTCTTTGTGTAGATTTTCTGGTCTACGAGATTGATTGCCAATTCACCTTGGTCTAAATCAGCGATTAACGGGGATGCTCCACCAGTAACCGACTTTTTGAGTAATATTTTAGTTGCCATTAAAAGCTACCTCCGATAATATATGTTGTTTCTTTTTCAATGCGATTAGTCGCTTGGTATTTCTGTGCTGTGTTGTCATACACTAAGACTGCACCATCTTCTTTGTTGGTGTTATCTATATCAAGAACTTTAGATGTTGTTAGTTGATGGTTCTTCCATTCGTCTGCAACGTCGTCATAAATTACTACATCGCCCTCTGAAGGGGTTGTAATAGATACGTCGGCAAGGTTAGTGAATGAGAAAGCACCGCCGATAGCGCCCGCGTTAGATTCGTAAGTTGTGCCATCTGCTCTTGTTATAGTGAATATAAGTTCACCGTTAAGGGTTGTTACGCTAGTAACACTGTCCCCTCTAGAACCCTGTCCACCAGTACGAGACAGGCTTAGTGTGTGTTCTTGTTTATCGATTGTTAACTTAATATGGTTATTATCGACTGTTGTTGTATATCTAGACATTCTTATACCTCCTCAGAAGGAGAGAATAAAATCTCAACTAGTCCGCGCATAGGTTTCCATATTTGTTGAGCGTTACCTACGCCAGTGTCCGCTACTTCAACGCCAATCCAACCATAAGCTGGTTTTTCTGGAGAAGGTTGAGTTGCATACAAAGAAACCAAGTCTTCTGGAATAACGATATTAAATGTGTTGTCTGTAGAATCAGCATCTATTATTGGGAGTGTTGTTACCTGACCTCCGCTTTGTACAGCAGTAGGTAGGCTTGTTGGGTCTGTATGAGTTAATGCAGAGCTATCGGCTTCTACAATCTTAGCTGTGATTGTGTAGCCTGATAAGTTAGTAAGCCATCCAAGGGTAACCCCCATGTGGATTTGCTCGCCTTCTACTACAGAAACCAAAACAGAACCGTTATCTTTAATTAAGTCTTTTGACTTGCTATTAATTCTGGACCGTGCCATGTTTTCTTTTATCCTTTCTGTCGAACCTCGGTTGGACAAATTTGGTTAGGGCAATCCCCCGTTAGGGGAATCGCAAAATTATTTTTATATTTTTTATATTAAGGCGTATCAGTAACTAAATCACCAGAAACAAAGTTATAACCAGTCAAATCAGCTGAACCTTCGATGTCAGCTATAGTTGTTACAGAAGTCTCTATCTCGTAGTAATGTGTTGGAGCTACAGCCAATAGGCTTAAGTCTTGTGCAACACCAGAGTTGTAGATAGTTGCTACGTTAGCAGACTGGTCTGTATCCCAAATAGCTACTTGGTTAATTGTACCATCGTAGTAATTGTTGTGGACGTTAGAAGCTCTACCTATTCTGAAGATATTATCAGTTGGATTAGCACCACTTAAGGCTCCATCGTAACCGCTATTAGAAGCAGTGGCGAAAGGTGTTAGAGCTGTACCGTTGATATAGATAGTAAATCTACTGTAATAGTCAGAAGCTAAATTAGAATCAACTCCTGTAGTTCCACCATCAAAGGTAACCATTAAATGTTGCCAAGTGTTATTTACAAAAGTATTACCGTTAACAATTATTATGTTGTCATACACAGTACCGTATCTAAGGACCATGCTTGTACCACCGTTTTGAAATAGAGTAATAGCTCCACCATTGTAATCATCTCCTGCACCGTAAACCAATAAGGTCTGATTACCTGTATTTGTTGTATCTGGTTTAACCCACATAGATACAGTCCAAGCACTACCGTCACCGTTAGTTGCTCGTTCTAGAGCAGTCATGTTAATAGGGTTGCCTTGAAGCCAGTTAGTTGAACCGTCTAAAGACAAAGACTTTGAGTTAGTGTATACTGGTAGTGTTACGTTGATAGTCACAGTAAAGTTAGTTATACCACCGATAGCATTAGCCGCTTTACAGTTAATGACATAGGAGTCAGTTGAACCGTTATGTGCTGGTGCTGTACCAATGAACTGACCATTTACTTGGTTTAGTACTGCCCAACTTGGAGCATCACTCTCACCATACATGTTAACAATGTCAGAGTTAGCATCTAGTGCTATCTGGAAGTTAAATGCTGTGTTTTCTTCTATAGTAAATGATTGGTTAGATACATCTGGAGCAAATGTTAGGTTAGGTTGTGAACCACCTGTAATATTCTGCTTAGATATCTCTGGAATAGAGTAATAAGCTCTGTTTCCTCTAACACCAAAGAATAGGTGTAAAGGAGTAGTTCCGTCACCAGCTACTTTAAGTGTAGCAATCTTCCAACCTCTGTCTTCATCATAAAGTGTGATTGAGTTGTCTGCTGTATAGCGTAAGCTAAACATACCTTGAATAGTTCCAGCACCACCGCCGTATCTATATTGATGTAAGCTTGCGTTATAGAAATACCCACCACCTGAATCTGTAGAATTCGTGTTAGCGTTCCAATCTGAAACACCTTGAGCAGTATCAAATACAATAGCTTCATTAGTTTGATATATGAATGTACCGTCTAACTGTTCTTCAGCTGTAACAACGCCTGTAGAAGCCGCACTATAACCTGTACCGAAGAAATCACCTGTACCTAATTCATCAAGCATAAACATAATCTTCTCTCCGGGGAGAATAGAAATGTCTGACTTAAGTACTGTATGGTCTTCTATACCGTTTACTATACCCGCTTCTGAGTTATCAAAGTCATGTACGATAGACCATCCACTATCTTTAATAATGCCGTTAGGGAAGATTGAATTGTTGAATCCACCAAACTGTAAGTTGAAAGAAGTAACAGCTAAAGCAATAAGTGTCTTAGCTACGATAGTCTCAGTACCACCAGTCAAGTCAATAAGTGTTAAGTGACCGTCTTCTCCGAATCTAAGAGACATAGGAGCGTTTTGTACTGCTGTATAACCACTTGCATGGTATGTTGTTACATCTGTATTAGTAGAGTCTGTGAACAATCCAGTGCCGTTAGCAAAGCTAAACACTGTGTTCCAGTTAGAAGCAGTTGCCATGTCAGTGTAAGAAGTCGCTACTTCAGCACCATCCCAGATACCCAAACGAAGTTGATTACCTATTTCCATGTTAAACTTAAACTCAGAACCTTTAAGTAAAGATTGACCAAAGTAGTATGGACCTTGTAAACGTACTTCAGTGCCACCCACTAGTGTAGTATCTATAGTAGAAGCTCCAACAGGTGTGTTAGCGTTAGTACCGTAAGATATATACCATTCATCATTTACTGAACTCATTGTTGAGCCGTTAATCATGTTAGTAGCATCGATTGTTACTGTTGAACCATCGCTCATAGTAAGTACTAAATCAGTACCGACAATAGCACCACTAGAGACAAAGCTGTTAGTATCCACACCAAGTGTAGTTACATCAACTGTGTAAGATGTAGAATCAGCTAGTGTGAGAGTAAGGTTGTTCTCTGAGAGAAGCATGCCAGTTACAGGATTACCCTGTGAAGCAAAGCTTAGTGTGTTAGTGAATAAGTTGTTAAGTTCTGTTACAGCATTAGCTAATACAGAGTTTACTAAAGTACCATTGATACTTACACCACTGACTGGTAAAGACTCTATAAGAATCTTAGCGCCATCTTTAACCATAATCTTAATCTCAGTACCATTAGCAATAGCTTGTATTGTGTTAATGTTGTGAGGTATAAGCATCTGTGAACCTGCCGCTAGGGACAAGTCCTTAAGCAAGATAGAGGTTCCTGTAGCGTCAACACTAAAGTCCATAGCTTTATACTTAAGATAAGGTGAGATTAACTCTAAGTCTTTATCTTCATATAGTCTGTTATGTACTGTTGCTTGGTATCTGTATAATCCAGTGTTAGGGTCTACAGTATCACCTTGACGAACTTGGAATACACCTAAGTCTGTATCAGTGGCATTGTCAACCTTTATAATAGTTGCTCTTAAAGTAGTACCCGCATGTACGTCTACAGGGTGGTCAAAGAACCACTCAATAACGTCACCGGGGTAAATGTTAGCACTAGCTGATGAACGAGCCGCAGAACGGGGTAGTTCTTGCATGTATACTTGTCTACCATTGATTACGATACGGTATTCTAGTCTTACCTCTGGACCAATAGCTTCAGCCGCTACAGTAGTAATACCTAAACCAGAGATGTTAATACCGAAGTAGTTATCACCGTCATATCCTACAGAAGTAAGAGGGTCAGGAGCGCCACCTAGTGGTAAAGAGAACATATCAGTATATACACGTCCACTTGGAGGTATAAAGCCTGTGCTGTCTCTGTTAGCTGTTATAGATTGGTCTTTAAGTCCACCCCACATAGGGAAGAAGTTAATGTCACTAGTTAGGTTAGTAAAGTAAATGTTCTCTGAACCAGAAGACATCTTGTGTTGTTCACCTAAGTATAGTGAGTTAAGTGTTGTTTCAATAGCTTTAGTAGATACAAGCCTACGAGTGTTTTCATCATAGTCCCAGTGTGATAAGAAATCCTGTTGGTCTGTTGTTAGACCAGTTCCAGAACCACTACCAGTGCTTGGAATCATGTTTGAGAATACATTATCTGACATTTAACTATGCTCTGCGTAGTAGCATACAGCCGAGTCAGAAGCAACAACCCTAAAGTAAGGAGCAATTACTATTTCTTCAATAGTGCTTGTTGTATAGTTTTTAATAGTAGTCCAAGGAGCTTCTTCTGTAAGCTTGGACTGCAAGTCTACTGTACCCGCTGTGATGTGTATTTGGACAACACCTCGACCAATCTTAGATTCGTCTCTGTAGTTACCAACCACTTCTAGTGAGGTATACCCACCCGTGTAGACCCCATCAGCGGTAGTAAATTTTGCCGCATAATTTGCCATTTTTTATTTCCTTTAATTTGTTAAAAAGACCAGCAAACCCCGTTAGGGGTCCACTGAAATAATTTTTAGTTACAACCAAACCCTTGAAGGGCTTTCTGGGGTAACTCCGTATGTTTCGTAAATTGAGTCAACAATAGTACTCATGTTGTCATTAGGTAATCGTATGTTAACATGCCAACCTGTTATAGCTTGCATCTCAGGATAATCTAATCCTTCTGCATCTGTTAAGATTACACCAGTAGGTTCATATAGAGTACCTACAATGTCGATGACATAATCAGAGGTGTTTGGCACTAGGTAAGGGTCACCGACGTTTGTAGTGGTCTCCTCGCCTGTCTCCTCATCTACTGTTGTCTCAGTGTCTTGCTTGTAGAAATCGTGTAACACAGTTTCCATGTCAGCCTCTGATGCCAACTTTAGGTAGAA